CTTCAAAACTTTCACCAAAAGAGGTCTGAAGTGCTTTTAGATTATCCCTCAATCCTTCTACGAATTTTCTTTTTCCAAAAAATTGAATAAATCCTATTACATCTCTATAAAGACCTAAAATCTTTTGAAGTATGCCTGTTGGTTTTGCTTCATCTACTTTTTTAATTCGGTCTTGATAATCTTTTGAAAAATTACCAATAGATTTACTAATAACATTTGTAACTGAATTATTAATTGTTTGTGCTTGATTATTAAAATTACTAACTACTCCAGTAGATATTGACTTTACAATACTACTAACATCTACTGGTGATGGTTGAACTCCTGCTCTTTGAAAATTAACAATCTTATTTGCTGCTGATCCAAGTACACCTGCACCTACAGAAGAACCACCAGAAATAAAATTCTGCGCTCTTAAAGGATTGGACTTCTTTTTTCCTGTAATAACTTCGGGATTAATAACAGAACTAAGAGCCATTTGATTGTTGTTGTTTGAGATTTTCTTCTTCTATATGTTGTTGCAATAATGTAACATAAATGTCTCTCTCCCAAGGAATTAGATTTTCTATTTCCGTCAAAGAATATTTATGATACTGCATCAAAGCAAAGTTAAGCCTAAAATATGACTCCAATTCCATATGAGCCATAATCAGCCGAAAAAACTGGTTAATCCCTCCAACGTAACTTCGCTTTCTACTTTTGTATTTGGATTAGTTACTTTGATAGTATGTGCAAGTTTCGGCATTGTTTCAAAGAATGTTTCGATTTCTTTGAATTGCTGTGCCGTTAAAGTTTCAATCCAATCCTTTAATTCTTTTGCTGTACAATCTGCTGCTGCCCAGCTATCTTCTTGTGAAAACACTATATCAATACAAGATGAAATAATATCAAAAGATTTATCAATATTTGAAATTGTTTTTTCTTCACTAAAATCAAAGTTGGATTTAATAAATTGTTCTAATGAAGGATATTTCATTCTTAAAGTCAATTTATCATCAAGACGAATATCAGTTGTGTGCTTTTCATTTCTTTGAACTTGTATTTCATCAATATAAATTTTTACAGGAACTTCGGTTACTCCATCATCACTACAAGTAATAATCAAATCAACACTTTCTCCAACAGATTTACCACGAATATTCAAGAAAATATATTCAATATCAAAAGTAGGTAGTTCTTCTACTTTAATTGATCTAGTTAAAATACAATCCTTTAATACTTGCTTAATTGCACTTGTAATCTGTTTTGTATCTTGACTTTCAAGTGCTAAAAGTAATATTTTTTCTTCTTTTACGAGAAATGGACGATATTTAACTGATTTTCCTGTTGATGGTAAAATCAATTCATATTGTGGTGTTGAAATCTTAGGCAGGGTCATTTTATATATCTTCAGTAATGTTATTTATTATTTCCTAGAACCATTATTTTTTTCAATTAGGTATCTTGCATAACTAAAAGAAACTGTCGTTTTTGTAATCGTACTTCCTTCATAAGATAATGGAAGTGCTGTAATATTTGTAGGAAATGAGTCGATCATTCTATAAGTTATTGTGGGTTGTGTAATTGTTGGACCACCTGGTTCATTTGGGTTTTCCAAAAAGTCCCTTTCAAATTTAGTTACAGAAATAATTCTTTTATAAGTATCTGGATATTTAAATCTAAAAAAATCTTGACTATCTTTTGCATTTCCTTGTCCGGTTGCATCTGCAGAAACAATACCAGATGAATTATAAATTGGATTAATATAATTCATCCATTCTTCAAATAAACGAATTATTTTATAATCATAATCAACATAAAAAGTCATCGTAAAATCTGGATATATTCTTCTTGTTGGAAATCTTTCTATAATTCCTTGACGGCTTCCACTTTCTTCAGCCATATCAAATGTTGCACCAGGAAGTGCAGTTTCGCTACAAAAAAAATCAAATGTATTTGCGGTTCTTACATCATTAGTTAATCCACAAGTCGATAACCAACCCATCAAATCCCTATCATAATTAGTAAGATGAAGAGATACTTTAAATTGACTTGTAACTGAAAGTTTTCCAAATATATCCCTTGCACCTGGAAGTGACCCATCCGGTGATGGGGTAGTCATTCTAATGTATAATGGACCTATATCTGGTTTTCCTTTTTTTGGAGCAGTAGCCATCTAAATATGTTGATGGAATTGTTATATTATATGTATGTCTGCAAATAAAAATTACAAACAGGGAAAGTTCAAACCAAAGCATCCAGAAAAATATAATGGAGACCCAACAAATATTATATACCGTAGTTCTTATGAACTCAAAATGTTTCATTATTGTGATTTGACTGAAAATATAATTTCATATCAAAGTGAAGAATTTTGGGTTCCTTATGTATCACCAGTAGACAAAAAAGTACATAGATATTTTCCAGATATGAAACTGAAATATAAAGATAAAGACGGAAATATAAGAATAGTAGTTGTAGAAATTAAACCAGCTAAAGATTTAAAAGAACCACCCACAAATCCACCAAACCGAACAAAATCTTGGGCATATGCAGTTAAAACTTGGGTAGTAAATCAAGCAAAATGGGAAGCTTGTCGTGAATATTGTAAAGATAGAAACTGGGAATTTCGTATTTTTACCGAACGTGATTTGGGCATTCAAATATGATTGCCGATAAAATACTTAAAGAAGCAGGTAAAAAATTTCGTTCTGCATCTTGGTATACGAATGCCTTGATGAATGAACTATCAAATCAAGAAAAAGATATAAATCAAATTGATACTGATTTTATTATTCCTGGTGATTTGGTGTTTTTTATGTATTCTGCAAAATATCCACAAAAATATCTATTCTGGGATAGACAACCATTAACTTATATTATAAATGTAAATCCAAGACAAGGATTATTTTTTGGTTCCAATCTTCATTACCTAAATCCACAATATCGTGGAGGTGTTGTTGCTTCATATATAAATAAAGCAGGAAACGTGAATGCACCAAGAAAAACATTACATAATTATCTTTTTTCTGGTGTGAGTAGTAATTTTTTCAAGGTCCCTGAAAGTGAGTGGAGAGAAGTATCTTTACTTCCAACCGAAAGATTTGTTGATAAAAGAGGACAACCAGTATTCAAATCCAGAGTTTGGGATTATCCAGATAACCAATCGGCACCATAAATGGCTGAAAAAGCAGTAAGTAATGACTTTCACCCAATACCACAAACTCCACTTTCGGATAAAAAAGTACAGCTTACTTATGACCCAACTAATGGAAATACAAAGCTTTATGAGATAGTTACTGTTGGTGGCGTCCAAACAGGAAAAACCGAGATTTATACAAATGGAGTATGGAGTATTACTGGAATTGGTATAATATCAGACCCAAAACAAAGAATAACAGTACACGATAAAGTAATTAATTCAATTACAAATGCAAAAAATATAAGTGGAACTGGTATTCTTCCTGGGTTTATAGTAAATAAAGCAGGTTCACAAGATACTGGGATAGGAGGAGTAATATCACCAACTGGACCACAAGGTATTATCCCAATAATTGGATCTATAATTGGAGCACTTACGGACCCAATCGGTGCATTGACACCCTTTGATGTTTCTGGAACTGCTTTCAATGATGTAAATGAAAAAAGATTATTTGGTAATCCAAAACTTCTCATATATCCAATTGATATGATTGCATCACAACAAGATAGATTGGAAATTTCACAATTTAGATATAAACCAACAGGAGCAGAAAGTATATTTAAGAACCCAACAAAAGTAATTCAAGAAAATATACAAAGAAATAGTGCATTGTCCGAGTTGATTGGGACAAGCGTTTTACCAATTCCAAATGGCGTGTCTGATGGTAATAATGTTTCTTGGGGAGCAGACCAAATGAATTCATTAACCGCAGGTGCAACTGGAAAGTTAATGAACGATATGGGAGGAACTTTGGGTGCTGGTGTTGGTGGTGGAGCACTTGCTGTTCTTATGCAGGCACTAACAAAAGGGCAAAGCCCAGTAGGACCATTGCAAGCAGCGAAAGGTACTATGGCTGCAAAACTTTTTATCGATGTAGCAGAAGATGCTGAAAAATCTGCTGCTGCAAGGGGTGCCTTTTCTTCTGCTTTTGCTTCACAAGTTCTTAAAATGGCGCAATTTGAAGTATCACCAGAAAGCATTTTAGCAAGAGGTTTTGGTATTATACCAAACTCAAACTTGGAACTTTTATTTAATAGTCCAGAACTTCGTCAATTTTCATTTTCTTATCGTATGAGCCCAAGAAGTAAAGAAGAAGCAAGAAATGTAAAAAGAATTATTCGTTTTTTCAAGCAAGGTATGGCTCCAAGAAAACAAACCGGTCAAGCAGGTCAAGCATCATTTTTTCTTGGAACACCAAATGTATTTAAACTTAGATACAAAACAGGAAAAGATAAACCCATTTCAGGATTAAATAAATTTAAAGTTTGTGCCTTGACTGGATTTTCTGTAAATTATGCACCAGAAGGAAATTGGGCTGCTTATGATGAAGGACAACCAGTCACTTTAACTATGGCGATGCAATTTTCAGAACTTGAACCAATTTATAATACTGACTATAAAACAGATATATTCAGCACAAGAACTAGTGATTTGGATTCAGTACAAGACGACGATGTAGGTTATTAAAATGGGATACTTCAAAGAACTACCAAATTTACAATATCTTTCTCGTTTGACGAATTCAAATTCAAATGAGAATTATATTACTGTTAAAAATATTTTCAAAAGAGCAGCAATTAGAAGTGATATCATAAATGTTATTACTGCTTTTGTTTATTATCAAATTACAGATAACGAAAGACCAGAACAAGTCGCAAGTAAAGTTTATGAAAATCCAGAACTAGATTGGATAGTTTTACACACAAATAATATCACAAACGTAAGAGAGCAATGGCCATTAAGTAATCAAGATTTATATAATTATATGTTAGATAAATATGGATCTGATGGAAATATAGCAAATATTCATCATTATGAAACTATTCAAATTTTAGATGATTTCAAAAGACTTATAGTTCCCGCAGGATTAAAAGTTGATTCAAATTTTCAAGTTACATACGCAAAAACTGATTATAGTTTAATAACTACAAATCCCACACAACCAATCACAAATTATGAATATGAAGTAAAAATAAATGAAGAAAAAAGACAAATTAGATTAATAAGACCCGAGTATATATCAGTAATGGTAAGCGATTTGAAAAATATTATGAAATATGATCGTTCTTCTAATTACCTTAGTCAATCATCAAAATCAACATATAATCCAAGATTAACTGGAGTATAAAAACTTTACAGACAAAAAAATCCCCCAAAATTTTTCTCGGGGGATAAGGTAATTAAAAGTTAATTTTCGAAATCAACTTTCAGCTAATTTTTGAAAGTATGATAAGGTATCATCTTCATCTTCATCGACAGGACTAGATTTTGAGGACGAAGTAGTTTTTACTGTGGGTTCAAACTCTTCTTCTTCATCAATAGTTTCTGGGTCTTGACGTTTTGTTGCAGTTTTAGTTCCAAGAACAGAATCCAAACGCTTCTTTAAATCCAAATAAGGCTTAAAGTTTTTCTCATCTGTAAATTCATTTAGATCATTAAGTGATTTATAGATGGTTTCTAGTTCATCATCATTATCTAAAAGTGGGCAGGGTTCAGCAAACTCCGACTTATCATAGTTCCAATAACCTTCTACTTTACGAAGTTTCAGTTTGAAGTTTGCACCTTCCCAAAAATCAAATGCATTAATAGGTTTCTCGTCATCAAACTCTGGCTTCATCGCAGCCATAATTTTATCAAATACTTTCTTACCAAACTTATAAAGAAATACCTTACCTTCATTTTCAGGTGCAACAGGGTCTTTTACGACATATATGTTTGCGTAATAAGAAAGTTTACGTTTACGATCACGAACTATATTTTGATTATCTTTACTTCCAGTATTCCATAATTCACGATTTGCTTCACAAACCGGACATTGCCCTTTATTAGTAGTTAAACAATTATCAATCAACCAACCACCAGGTCCTTGAAATGCGTGAGACCAAACCTGTGCCCAAGGTAATTCACAACCAGAAGGAGCAGGAAGAAAACGAATTACAGCAGAACCAGTACCACCTTTATCCATCGCAGGTTTCCAAAAACGATTATCATCTTTAGAACCAGTTTCATTTAGTTTTTCAACTTGTTTGATAAGTTTCTCGGTTAAAGAACCCATCTTTGATTGCTTTTTAAGATCTTGAAAACTCATATATTCTCCGTATTAATTGTATTGGGATATATTGGACCTATTTATTATAGCAGATATACCTTCAATCGTCAAGTGTTTTTTCAAGTCCATTAATAGTTCTTTCCATCATTTTAAAAAAAGAATCAAATCCTTTCTTTTTATCAAATCCAAGAAACTCAACAGAATCGAGCATATTTTCTTTCATTTCTATTGCTTCTGGGTCATCTGAAAGTGAAAGTCTAAAAATAAAAAGTTTTTGTTTTTCTAAAAAGTCTTTCATCAAAATTAAATGTTCTCTTTTTTGTTCATTATCATAAAAAGGAACGTACATCATTTCTTGATAAAGTTTTTTCTGCATATTTTCAAGTTCTTTCATATCGTTTCTAACTAAATCCGAGTCAAAAAACTTACTCATAATATAACCTCTTTAAGTATAGTTTTATACTTTGATACATCAATATTTAGAAAAGGTTTGTATTTAAAAATTCTCAAACTTACATAATTCCAAATTGGGTCAGTAAGTTTTTTATCAAAATCTTTAACAAAATTTAATAATATATCTAATATTGTAATTGTTTCTATGGTAATACTTTTTTGTAAATATTTTTTCAGTATTTCTGGGTGATTTCCAGTTTTACAATCAAATAAAGATTCAAAGTTTTTTTTATTCATAAAACTTTCAGTTTCAGATTTAAACAAATAAGACAAGCTTTGTGTCTTCTTTAACCATTCCTTATACACATCTTCACCTTCACGGATAATATCTCCTATCCAAAGTCGTTCTGGGTCATTACAGTCTACAAAATTTGCTACAAAATATGCTTTGATTTCTTCGTCTTTTTTTTGCCTCGAAATTCTTTCGAAAAAATATCGATCTTTTCTTTTATAAAAACTTTCTTTTGATGCACGACTTCTTCCACAATACTTATGATAATCGTAGGTTTTTTTTGTAAAGTGATTTTTAAATGCTAAGTAAGTTTTATATACTTCAAAATCAGTCACAGAGGCAGTTTTGCTTTTGTAGTTTTCTTTAAAAAATTAAGTTCAATAGCATCGCACTTAATTTTTTCTTTAAGTGGTTTTGAAACAAGTTTTGATATTGTATCAAGTTCAATATTTTGAACTTCGCAATATGTTACAATTGCATCAATATAATTGACCTGTGTGTTTTTTACAATATCTTCAATTTCTTGTGCGAACTTTTGCGGACACAAAAATTTAGCATTTAATTCTTCTTTAATTTCTTCATTCATAGGTTTGAAGTTTATCTCTAACAAATTCTCTAATATATTTGATGAGTAATTTGATATACTTTTCTTTGTCGTATTCTTCATAAACAACACATTCTCCATTTTCACAAGCCATAATAATGACTAACTTCTTTACCATTATACCAGTAAGTTCATATAACATGCAACTATATGCTACACACTGTACGAAATAATGCTCAATCCATTCTTTTGGTTTTGGTTTTGCAGAAGTCTTAAAGTCAATAACAGCCAATTCGCCATTATATTCTGCTATACAATCAACTGTTCCGGCAATTCCAAGAACTTTACTGTATAATGATTTTTCAAGAGCATGAATATTATTTATATTATTTAATTCTGGTTTAGCAATCTTAAATAAAAATTGCGATAAAGGTTGAACTTCTGGAAGTTCTGAAATATTATGCAGATAATTTTCTACCAATGTATGCATATCAGTTCCACGACTGGTTGCTGCTTTGGTAATCTTATCTGCTGCTGCTTCGCCAATTTTCTTTCTCCAATTAATAAAAATCTGACGATTAATATAACTAGTAACAGAGGTAATAGAAACAAGACGATGCAAAACATCATCTTCTGGTACTTTATAATATCTTACACTATCAATCGTTTCCCTTTCTAATTCGGGAAGTTTTATATCAAGATGATTAAAATTCACATTCCTACTTCCAATTTTGCGAGTATGTACTCTTTAACAATTCCTGAGCGAACAATATCATCAACTCCAAACTCAACAATATCAAAGGAAGACATTTTTTTCAAAATATTCATAAAATCAATAATACCATTTCGTTCATTTGTTTTTAATAAATCACTTTGTGATGCATCACCACAGAACATAATCTTTGTATTTTCTCCAACTCTTGTAATAATAGAGTCCATTTCGTGAAATGAGAGATTTGAAAATTCATCTACAATGATAATACAATTATCAAGAGTTGTTCCACGAATAAAAGAAGTGCTCCAAAAACTAATTGTTTCTTGTGCTTTTAAATTACCATAAAGCATTTCAAAATCAACATCAGAAGGCATCTGAAACATATATTTTACCATATTTTTGTATGGTATTTGATATAGTGATGATTTATCTTCGTGACTTCCAGGAAGAAATCCAATTTCACGAGTAGGTACAAGAGACCTTACAAGATATATTTTTTCAAAAGGTGTAACCTCTGAAAGTACATCACGTAAAGCATTGTACAATACACAAAATGTTTTTCCAGTTCCAGCAGTACCATAAGCAACCAAATGTTTACCTTCTGCATAAGATGTAAATAATCTTTTTTGATTTTCAGTTAATGGTTCAATATCTAAAAGTAATTCCGAACCAATTGGTTTTCTTCTTTTTGCTTGTTTTGCGGTCATACCAACCCCGATAGGTTGATTGTCGTTGCCTCTTCTTTTTCTAGCCATAAATTTTTATAGAGTTTTAATATTTGAGCCTGGCATTTTTTTTGCACGATGCAATACATCGTTCCATCCTGGATGTGACTTCTTTAATTTACTTTGCCAATCTCCTACTTCTCCAACACCGGCAACACCAGCAGACCAATCCTTATCCCAATCTTTATTCTCATCTCTCCACTGACCATACTCAAGCATAGTCATAGAAAGTTCTTTTGTTTCACCAGTTTCTTTGTGTTTAACGGGATATGTTGGCATTTTATAAAATAATATACGAAAGTATTTAGAATAACAGTGAAGGTGGTTCTTTACAAGCCCAATCAAGTGCTGATGCAATAGTTGGAAATTCATCCACAAAAATACACTTACATTTCTCTGCAATTTCCTTGTGCTCTGCCTGGGTTCCGTGAGCACTACGAAGGTCTATGTAATGTATCCAGGACCTTATACTCCCACTCATATAAAGACGTGTCTGGGTTGCCTGTGGAAGCACGAAGCGAGCACATTCCTTTGCGACACCGGCATCCAACATTCCCTGATAAAGTAAAATTGCTTCCTTGAAATGGTCTTCAATTCGGGTCTGAAAATAAGCACTCAAATCTTCCGGTAAATCATCGGTTGAGTTCTGACGATTTTTAGTATCCTGCCTTCGCAATTCTGGAACTGGAAGTTCTAATTGTAGTTCTGTGCTGTCGGCATATCTCTGTGAGAACTGCTGAAAAGTGAAACTACGATGACGAAGAATTTGTGTCGCAATCGCAAGTGAAGTATTGATTTCTAGTGTTACAAATGCGTGTTCAAAAATACTCCAATGTTGATTTTTGATACAATACTTTAGTAATCCTTCAAAACCCTGATTACTTTGATTTTTTGGATTACTTACTCTTGCACAATAAGCAATATGTTGTTCTGCTTCTGGTGTGACTCTAATCAGTCTAACTGTCGGGGTTTTCATAATTACCAAAACCTTTTTTCTTTTTGTTATATTTTTTACGGGCAAGTAAAAGCACTGCATTATCAAGTGCTTTTTTCATATAGATAATTTCCTCTGCACTATAAAGACTTGGATTATCCAATGCTTTTTTTACCAGACGAATAGTTTCTTTATATCTCATCAGTCTTCCTCATCTTCAAAAACTTCATCATAGTCGTCCACATCACCAATTCGTGATGAAGAATTACTATAATCATAAGCTCCCGGATCAGAATACACTTCTGCTTTGAGTGTTTCTGTTAAAAGTTCAAGGTTTTTAATTATGAGTTTGAGTTTATCTCTATTCATAGGTTTTAGTTGTGTTCCTTTTAATTATAGCATAAAAAAAGAGGGGCATCAACCCCTCTCATCTTTTATTAAACTAAAATGTCTTTACATATTCGTTTACACGACTGCGTATCGTCATCACACTCAATTAAACAACTAAAATAATCATCTATCAAATCATTTTGCTCACTGGGTTCGGTTAAGTGTTTCCATCCATTTAACTGATTATAAGAAATTAGATTGTTCATAAAATCCTCCTAAAAATCTATATCACATTTTTATTTATATGATTTGTTAGGATATCAACACAAAAGTTTAATATTTGATAATTTCAAAGACACCATCTTTTTCTACAAGTGCAGAACAAGTATCTGTCCAATCTCCAGCACACATATAAGTCGTTCCTTGATACTCACGAATATTTGCATGATGAATATGTCCGGCAATCACACCATCATATTCTCCAATTTTTCTTACGTGATGTATCAAATCCATTTCATACTTATCAATAAACTTTTTACCTCTTGGAATTGATTTGAGAAAATTAATCAAAGAAAAACCAAAAGTCTTGTTTAGAAAAATATTCAGAGGTGTGATTGTTTCATATCCCCAGTTCATAAAATATTGCTTCCAGGAACCAGATGAGAACTCGGAATAAAAATCACCATGAATACATAAAAACTTTCTATTTTTTGTGCTGTGATGAATATAAGAATCACAGATGATAAGATTTTGATGTAAATAAGAAGAACTGGTATTTACATATTTTCTTGCGACTGCATCGTGATTACCAAGAATATAAACAACTTCTGTTCCTTTTCTAGACAATTCTAGAATTTTTTCAACTGCCTTTGTGTGTTGAGTTTTCCATAGAGTATTATATTTTTCCATACAATATATGTCTATAATATCTCCGACCATTACAAGTTTTTTTGTATCAAGTTGATTTAGAAACTTGATAAACTTATCAATATTACATCGGTCGGTTCCGAGGTGAACATCTGAGATGAAGACAGTATCGTACATTATCGTTTTTTCTTTTCTGGTTTAGTTTGTCCATAAAGCCTTGGACTAATTTTACCATCAGTCCATTCAATTGAAATTATATTTTTATATAAGTCATAATAATAATCAAAGATATCTGCTTGAGAAACAGATTGGACTATATCATATTTTGTTTCTTCTTCTAAAATATAAGCCACAAGGTATGAATCAATTGGTAGGCTTTTATTTTTAGAAAGAGATTTTTCACAATCTTGATGTAGAATTTTCACATTAATCTCCTTTATTTTAACTACGACCACCCCAAACAATATCAGGATAAGTCTTGGAAACAATTTCTTTTGTAATTTTATATTTGGATTGGAGATTTTTATCTTTTACCAAACAAACAATTTCTGCTTCAAGTGGATGAAGACCCTCCAACATTTGAATAAACATCGTTTCTTTACGAAGAGCAGGAAGAGAATCATTCCCACCTTTAATAAAATTATAAAATCTCTTAAATTCTTTACGAATTGAAGTATGCCCTTCGGTCAAATCAGAAGCATTTCCAAGAGATGTAGTTTCATTATAATCCATCGTGCCTATCAAATTATCAACTTTATCACTCAAAGTTCCTCTGAATCTTTGTTCAGATTTTAAATTTGAATATGGAACCTGTCCAGGAGGAAGAATCGTAACTACACTATCATCAAAGTTCCAAATAAAAAGTGCCTTCAACGAAGGATGCTCATACTTTTGCAGAACTTCTACTTTCTTTTGTTCTGTTTTCATTTTATTCACAAGATCAAAAATCTCAAATACAAATGGATTTGAAGGAAGATCAAGTAAAACTTCCTTGGTTTTTGGTATTGTGACTTTTTTTGTTACTGTTGTCATTGTCATTTTTTTATAAATTCAATATATTTTATATAGTATCTATCTATTCGTCATCATCTTCGTCATCTTCATCATTATCAAAATATCCTTCTTGAAATTTGACTGAAATTACTTCATCGGGAATTACATTTCCATCAGAATCAAAAAATTCAGGATGTAACCAACCACTATTTCTTGGTCCCATTTCGAAGGAATGATTTTTTGCTAACCAACCGATAACTCCACCAACACATAAAAATAAAAAACTAACTAAACAAAATAAGGTGAGTTCTGGTGCGGTCATTTTATTTCTCCGAGAAATTTACGTTTTACGAA